GTCCATAGCTCTAATCAGGCCTCACCAGCGAGTATCTTCTTGGTTAGAAGAAGTCGTCGGTGCAGACTTTGTACAAGAGGCTTATTAAATGGATGGTCGGGGTGCTGCGGCGCTGTTAAACGCAGCAGCCTCCTCAGTGACGACGGCGTCATCACTCCCTTCATGATGAGCGAACCTCTACTCTGAAGATTCAGAAGGTAGATGGCGTTCGCCCTCAACAACTCAGCAGGAATAGCTGAGAAGTGAGGACTCCACTTCATCATAGATGCGGTCTGTTCGATCGCATCCGGGGTAATCACCATTCGTTTGGTGAAAGCCCTGCCAGGATCTTCCTCATCGGCATAAAAACCTTTGAAGATGATCCGGGTCTGGGCGATACCGATCTGCTCGACTTTCGGGGAACATGATTGTTCCCACGCCTCCGCAAAACGGAGGCGTTCGGCGTACGGCAAACCCCTCGGGTTATATCCGAATCCCCATGGTCGGGGAAGCTCGGCAACGAACCGGGCCACCTGTCGCTGTTTAGGCTTCAGGATACGGATAGTGCGGGGCCCCAGGAATTTAACCAATTCCAGGAAGGAGTTATCATTAGGCTCCTCCCCGTACTTGAGACCATGGAGAATCGTCCACGGGAGAATTACCTTACCCGCGAACTCAGCGAGGTTACGACTCCTCGCTGACTTTGCCATGGCAATGGGACACCCGATATCACCCATCACGCTCTTGTACTCTTCAGCCACCTGATCGTCCCAGATGACGATGTCGTCACCTAGGATCCGGTAGCAGAAGTCTTTCCCCAGTTTCACGCATATGCCACGCACTAGTGCGTGGTGTGCGATGGAGAAGAGAGCAAAACAGGGGTAAACCCCAAGCGGTAAACCAGATTCCCAACGGAGATGGTCGGCTTTACGAACCGATGCATTGCGAGGGATGTACCATTTCCCACGCGCGATTCGGAGCAGAAGCTCTAGTGCCCCTTTCGGGACACGCAATCGCCGGAACACCCCCATCATGAGGGTTAGAGGAAACACATCTGTCGCATTGGACAGATCCAG